AGCTTTCAACAATCATTTGGCCGTACTGAACTCGGATAGTAAAAACATTCGCATCAGGGCCAAATACGGCGCCATAGCCGTTGTAATTGCCGTAACTGTGGAAAAGCTCAAGGCTTACAGACCGCCAGGCGCGGAAATTTGCCACCCGCTCTTCCGGGGCCCAGAATGAACGCACATCGTCTGTTGATTCAGATCCATCTCCTGCCCCAACGATTTCAATGTCCTCAAGATAATAGTCCTGACTTTCGCAATGCCAGCAATCATTACCACAAAACTGAATGCGGATTTTCCTGTGAGTTCCTATATGTCCCCAGCCGCGGTCTGGATCTGCCGCTTGATACAAATCGCGGTTTCCGCCCCAGTTCAATGTTACAAGGCCAACACTTGGAGCATAGATAATCTTAATGCTCTCAAGATTCATGTTTTCGCCAGCCAAAAGAACGCCACAACCGACGTCTTTCGCAGGTGTGCCTGAAAATTTTGTAGCGTTACCGTGAATGGTTAGATTTCTGACCCCAGCGCTGAAACATCCTGGCACTACCTGGCTGGCGCTGTCAGTTTTATAGGTCAGATAACCCTGCCCCATAATCACTGCATTACCAGTCCAGTCGTCCGGCGCTTTAATCATTGTAGTTTCGAGCGTTACACCCTCAATAACGACTCGTGGCCTCAGTAGCAGGTTAGCAGCACGGTAAGTTTTAGCCTTGAGCTTAACAATGCCGCCACCTTGTGCGTAGACGTAATCAATAGCCGCCTGTATTGCCGCTGTGTCGTCGGTAAGGCCGTCTCCCTCAGCATCGAACTGCTCAGCCGTGACATTAACTGTTGCATCCTTGAGCGTCCCGCCAGCTTCCATGCCAATCATTGAACTACCGGATGCGCCAGCCAGCATGGTCTTGAGCGCCGCATCTCCAATTCCCACCCACGCCCCAATCCCAACCCCGCCAGAGGAGTCCGGCGTCGAGCCTGCAGCAACTTCCTTGGGCATTGCGCCATCCCAGCGATAATATTCACCATTCGACTCCCACAACAGAGCCTCATTCGGTAAAGTTATCGTATAGCCATCTTCAAATGAATCTTTGAGAATCCATCCATAATTAGCTATTGCCTGCTGCGCCAGCCAGCGTAGCCCCTCAATTGTGTAGTGCTTATTGCCGAACCGATCAATATAAGTATTGACCATTGATGTAACAAACTCATCAATTTTACCGGCGTTAAACTTCAGGTCGCGCGGTGATTCACTCGGTACTGGATTCTGTGTAGGTTGCGTAGCCATAATTTTTCCATAAAAAAAGCCAGCAATGATGCTGGCTTGTAGTGGTTAACTGGTGTTTAGGAGTAAATCAGATCGCTGTATTCAGATACGGTCAATGAAACTGTGTTATCGCTGTTCGGTGTGATGCTGTTTACTGTCCACAGCATGCTGTCCATTTCTGCAACCGTCGCGATGATGTAGCGCGAAGGAAGCTGAACGGCATCGCCATCCCAGATGTTCAAAGGGATATCGGGTATTGCCGCGGTAAATCCGTAGCGGGTATCACTGCGAGGTGTGGCTGCATAACGTTTCGTGGGATTACCGATACTGTCAGTAATAACGACAAACATATCGCCAGAGAATGTAATTGGTTCGCTGGTATCGAAGTTATTACCTGAACGCCCTGTGATGTAGCCCTGCTGCTGGTTGGTGTCGTAGATGTCAGGAAGCTGAACCACACTCCCCACCTGAATAATCCCGTCCTCAAACACCTTCGCATTCATCTTCACGCGTGAGTAAAGCAGCCGCTTGGTTTCTCGCAGCGCCCTCTCTTTCGCCTGATATTCATTGCGAAAACCGACAACCTCAATCTTGTTAGGATTGCTGGCTTCCTGCTCAACGATTTTTCCATCAATAATTCGATAATTGACGTAATTTTTGTTGTTTGTGATGGGGTCAACGTAACTCACCTGAACGCCGTCATAGCCACCGGGTAATGTGGCTTCGTAGCTGATTTTGTACTCGTCGGTCAGCATATTTGACCGGTTAAAAACAGCGTCCGGATAAGCTACTTTCTGGTCGCGAGTAAACGTCAGGACGCCACTGTCCCAGTATGCTGTCACCGAAGCCGCATTGCAGATAGACTGCACGCGCTCGCCCAGAGAATCATCCTCGTTATCGAACGTGTAATCGAAATAACCCAGACGCTCATCAGGCAGCGATGCGGCGATGCTGTAGAGCTGATACAGGTCGATAGTGCTTTCGTCCTGCTCGCCCATAATCAGCCAGGTGTGCGCCACGGCATCAGCGAACGATCGTGACGGACGCAGCGTGTAATCGACCTTCTGGGTTGTCAGGTTGTAGCTGATGGTGTTGCGCGTGGCCAGCAGGTTATATTTCCGCTCACGGCTTCCCAGCGCGTTCTCTGTGGCCCTGACTTTCACCCTGACCAGCGTGTCGTCTTTATGAACTACGTTCCGCCGCGGGTTTACGGCGTGGATTTCTTCCACCTTCAGCACACTGGCATCGCTGGAGTTATCGGTACGCTGGAAGCTGATTGCGTAGCGGCCATAACCGCCTGTTGGCGTCAGCTTATCCGTGCGGTAGAAAACCTCGCTCGTGGAGTCATGCGGCGTGGTCTGCCGGTAGGTAAATGTTTGCGTGGTGCCGGGGACCTGCGAGTTATCGTCATTAACTTTCCAGATGGTTACCTTCCAGTTAGTTTCTTTGTTGCCGCCAAGCTGAGACTGGGTATGCACCCACAGTTCAGTCGACTCAACCGGAGAGAATACCGGGCCGATAACCAGCGCCTCGTTATCATTGAGGATAAATTTTGTGGTGTTGATAGTAGCGCTTGTTGGTACCTGTCCATCTCCCAGCAGGTTGCCCATAACGAAGGTGTAGTAATACTCAGTGTTGACCGTGGCGCCGTTATCCGTCTGGGTTGCAGATATGAGCGTACCGGAGAATGTCGCGTCACGAGTAACGGGGCCGGACGCTGTCGAATAGGTAACGTTAACAGTGAATGTTACCGCATGCGGTTTTGCCAGATTGAAGAAATAATCGAAGTCCGACTGCCGAAGAATTTTCACGGAAATCTGCCCGCCAGAATAGCTGCCGCTGATAACTTTGGTGGCAGATGCGGCTTCAATCGGGTAGCTGTCTGATTCGTTCTGCCCTGGCACTTCCTGCCCGTCCACATCGTCGAACCCGTATCCTTCATAGATAACCGGGATAACTTCGCCTGGCTGATAAATCTGGTAATCGGCGCCGGCCATCGATCCGAGGCTGGACTCAGAATAGCGCACTGAGTTTGTCGTGTATTTCCCGATGCCGATGCACATGAATTCTGTGACGTATTTCAGGTTATCGACATACTCAAACAGCGACTCCTGAATCAGGTCTGGATAAGAACGAACTTCGCCATAGATATCAGGCTTGGCTTGATAGAGGCGCGCGGTATTTGTCTGACCGGTCAGTTTATTGTTGGGCGAATCAATACTGTTTGAGCCGGTGTTGGGGATGCTGGTTTTCGGTGCCAGAAACGCAAACACCTGCCCCACCACTTTGAATATCGGGCTGATAATATCGCCGATAACGCTTTTCGGCTGGTCAAAGATGACAATATGATGGTCTGCTTCAAGCTGAAAATCCAGTTCCGCATCGTCCTTCATGTCCACGCCATTGATACGAATAACGATGTCACGGTGCAGATTCTGCGTCAGCAGCCAGGCATAAAAAAAGGTGCCTGCTGGCACCTCATGGTGTTCCTTCAATGCGCCCGGGAAGCGCTGGATATCAATTCTTGCCATACGTAAAAAACTCCAGCCGGGTAAATGCCCTTTGCAAAACCAGAAGTGAGTCCATTCGGACGCCACCACCCTCACCGCGTGAATGAAGCGCACGATGATTCACAATCAGGCCAACATGCGCCGGAGCAGAACCGGTATACGCAACGAATATCCCGCCGTTAACCGGTACATCGCTACGCCGCCAGAAGACCACATCACTCTCATAGCAGGTGAAGAAGTTCTCACCAGCTTCGTAGTCCGGTGTCTGGTGCAGCTCGATGCCAAGAACGTGCCGGTAATACAATACGCACAAACCCCAGCAATCTACCGCATCGAATGTACAGGAGCGGTTAGCCCACGGCACGCCAATCACCTTCCTGATAAATGCGTCCTCAGAGATTAGCGAGTCCGGTGTACTCTTTTGGATCATAAAGATGGCCTATGTTTGCATTAAGGGGATTGGTGACTGACAGCACAACAGAAACGTCTGCTGCGTTCATATCGACGGACTTTACATACAATGTCCACGATTTAACCGGAGTTGATGTGTCCGCAGCGTCGAATATCCTGCGCGTAGCAATGATTGGCTCGATACGACTGAAACCGCGCCACGCTTTCAGTTTCGATTTTACGTCAGAAGACACCCGACCGAGCTTCACTGTCGCATCGATAACTGGAGTTCCGCTCTGCTGGCTTTCGTCTATTTCGAAGCGCCCGGGCTGATAAGCAACTCCGCCAAGGGTTTTGGCAAAGAATTGCTTATCTACAAGCCGGACATAGCCAAACGCCGGATGATAAAAAGTTAACGTGTCGTACAGCTGCCGCATGGGTCGCTGCTGTCGGTATTCGCGATAGCTTGGCATCACTTCACCTCCGGCAGCGTCTTGGTAACGATAATGTCCAACCAGCTCCACCACTGCGGCGGCAGCTCAACGATAATGTCGTCGTAATCATCGTCACTGTTGGTCAGGTGATTCGCTACAACCGTTCCTTCCCATGTGACCACGCCGCCGTCGATGCTTGTTTGCACAGGCATTTGTGTAAAGTGCAGCTCCTGAACCTGCACGCCGCTTCCGCCGAGGTCAATAGCCATCCGAAACCAGTTAAGGCCTTTATTCAGGTAGTTCGGGCTGAGCAACCACTGCTGGAAAGCGCGGGCCTGCGGCAGCGTGAATATCCAGCGGACATTCCATGTCACTTTCAGGTCGTCAGTGAGCGGCTGGAATATCACAGGGCCAACTGCCGGACTGTCACTCTGGAATCCGGTGTCCGGCGTCATATTCTTGCTGGCTCTCTGTGAAAGCGGAAGCCAGCCCGGATAATCAATAATTGCCATCAGCCCTGACCTCTCGCCTTACGTTTCACGTTAAAGTTGCTCACTATGCCCTGGCTAACCGGGCCACCGTTATTCAGGTCAGCGACAATCATGTCTATCGTCACGCCTCCGTTTCCGTCAGATGATGCCTGTGCGTCAACAGTGGCTCCGGAGTAGTTCTGGACGTTAATGACTACGCTCGCAGCCCCGCCGCCCTGCAGGTCTTTATTGCTGATTACTGAACCGTTATCACCGGGGATCATGTACTGCCGGCCATTGCTGGCCTGATAGATTTCCGGCAATCCGCTTTCACCAACTTGGTAGAGTCCGCCCGCAGATACCGGGCCGCCATTTTTCCTTTTCCCCAACAAATTCATGCCGATTACGCCCGCAACAGCACCAAGGCCAATAGCGGCCGCCGTACCCATTGAAGCGATAGATGACAGAATTGCTGCTGGAGTCCATGCCGCAGCAGTCGCTGCCGCTGCCGTAGTACTGACTGCGGTTTGGGTTGCTACAGCAGCTGTCTGTGCGGCCGTGGTAGCTGCGATCGCAGTTTGCTGTGTAGTGGCGCCGAGAATGGCAGATTTAGCCCATTCAATGCCCATCTGGACGAAAGAGTTGAGCAGCTGATTAACTACTGAGTTAGCCAGTCCTCGCATTGCGTCGCCTGCGCTTTCTGTGCCCGTCAGGATGCCTGACAGGGCGCTGGATGCGTTATTTCCCAGAGCGTCGAAGGCATTAGCAGCAAGCTGGTTTATCTCACTCTGCTGCGCCCACTCCTGCCACATTGCGTCGAGCCGCTGCTGCCGGTATTGCTGCTCAATGGCATTGCGGACCGCTTCAGCCTCCGCTATTTTTTGCGGGTACAGTTGGACATACTGGTCAAGCTGAGCCATTTGCTGCTGGTAAGTGTTATCTGCAGCTGCAACAGGGCTGGCTTGCCCCTGAAGGCTGGTGAAATTTTTCTGCGCATCCTGCCGTTCTTTCTCTGCTTGCGCCTGTGCCTTTATTGCTGCCGCGTTGTCATAAGCTTTTGCTGCGTACTCGCCGGCCAGATTGATTTGCTCCTGGGTTGCTCCTTTTCCCAGCGATTGCTGTGCGGTAAGTATGGACTGCTCGCGGCTCAGCTCCCCGGTGCTGTCTCCCGCCAGTTCTGACTGCTGCTTCAGGTCTGCCAGTTTCTGCGCAATACTCTCCACTTGACTGACGGATTTTTTTTGCTCACTGGCGGTCGCTCTGGTTTCCTTTTTCAGTTCACTCTGCGCCTTTTGCGCGTCGTACTCTGCAGCTGCTCTCTGACGTGCAAGGTTAACCGCCGCATCATCGCCTCCCAGCGCCCTGATTTCCTTCTCAACTTTGAGCTGAGCGCGCTTTCTCTCGTCAATCTCACCTTCAATTTCAACCTGGTCGAGAAGCTTATCCAGATAGTCCTGAACATTTTTGGGTCGCTCAACCTTAAGGCTGGAAGAGTTGAATTTATCCTTTTGTCTGGAAGCGAAATCCAGTGCATTACCAAACTGGTTCATCAGCCCTGCGGCAACACCTGCCTCATGACCATCGCGACGAAGCAAATCAATCCCTTGGCTGAGATTCCCAGAAAGTTGGGCCTGAGCCATTCCTAAGGTGCTTTTGGTCCGGCTTAGCTTGGTTTCCGCTGTATCAACATCACGCGCAGATCGCGCAACCTTGTCTTGCAGCTCCGCCACAGATTCTGATGCAGAGTTATACGCCCATGAGCCCTCAGTGGCATTACTCATCGCCTGCCTGGCGTTATAAAGCTGATTGACATTTTCCTGGTGTGCGTTCCTCAGGTCGTTGAGGTTATCAACCTGATTCCTGATGGATGTATTTAGATCGGCAATTGTTCCCTGCAGCTGGGTTTGGTTCATCTCGCGCATTTTGGAGATAACACCATCCAACTTGTCGGCCAAATCAATGCTTTCCTGCTTAGCCTGTTGCGCCTTTTGATAGAAGTAAAAGATCGCGGCGCCAGCCAGCATTGCTGCCCCGGCAGGACCGCCAATCAAGCTCAGGGCACCACGTGCAAGCCCAATACTTACGGATGCCGCACGAGCCGCTGCTGCTGCCTGAGTCTGTGCAGCAGCCTGTGCCATTTCAGCCTGAGCGAGAGACAGGGACGCGTTACGCGCAGCGGTTTTTGTTGCGATCAGGTTTTCCAGCGCGAGCGCTTCGGCTGAGCTGCCTCTTGCTACGTTATATTCTGCCTGGGCGAGGTTCATCGCTGATATAGCTGCCTCTTTATCCGCAAGAGAACGGCGCACTGTATTGTTAGCAGCAACGAGCGTAGCTTGTGCTGTTTGGTTTTCAGTAAGCAGGCGAGCCCGGCTAGCGGCAATATCCTGCACCTTCGCAGCAGTAGCCATAGCAATGGATCCAGCATATCGGCCGCCCATTACTGCTGCGGCGAGCGTCAGTACACCGCCCAGAGCCTCTATGTTTTCACTCATGGTGATAATGCCGTCGCTGAATATTTTAACTCCAGTTTTGACGGTGGAATTCTCACCAAAGAATTTCGTAACGTTGTTACCTGCAATTTCCATCGACTGGCCTATGGTGGCTGTCGTTTTTGCAAATTCAGCCCCGATTTCGCTACCCTGTGATAACAGGCCATTAACGATAACATCGGTCGTCAGTTTACCCTCAGCTGCCATGTTGCGTAACTGGCCGATCCCAACTCCCATTGAATCGGCTAGAGCGATCATGAGGCGGTTGCCCTGCTCATTTACAGAATTGAACTCATCTCCGCGCAGCGCGCCAGAGGCAAGACCTTGAGCCAGCTGAGTGATGGCGTTGCTGGCTTCCTCTGCACTTGCGCCTGATACAATAAAACCCTGGTTGATTATTGTTGTTAGCTTGGCTAGTTGGTCAACGCTAACCCCGTAGCTACGAGTTGAGCGCTCCAGGCGAGCGTAAAGCTCAGCCGTAGATTCAAGACCTGAGCGTGTTCTCTGAGCAATATTGAAAACTCGCTCTGTAACATCAGCCAAGGTTTCAAATGGGGGGACTGAATCACGAACTGCGTTTGAGAGCTTGTTGCTTAAATCCTGCCATGCCTGAGCATACGCGCCGACTTGCTGAACAGAGAGCGCCGCGAAAACCCCTTTAGCAACACTGGAAAGATCAGAAAATGCGCCTTCAATGGATTCAACCGATCGCTCAGTTCTGGCTAAGCTGCCCTGCAGATTACGCATGTCATTGGTCATATCCTCCAGGGCGGAGTTGATTTGGCGCTGCCCATTCAAAAGGCCTGACAAATCAACCTCTACGTCATATACGATAGTGCCAGCGCTCTCTGCTGCCATTTACTTATCTCCGGGCATAAAAAAACCCCGCCGGGGCGAGGTTGTGTTTGATTGATTCTGTTTACGGCACTTGCTTTACGCGCCCATAAAGATAATTCAGTGTAGTTTCGTACATTACACCATTTGAAAACATGAATACGTACTGCTGATTTCCTACGTATCCGCCGTAGCTGTTCTTGGCGTTAACGAGTACAGGCGCAACGTAACCATAAGTAATCCTTCCACCACTAGCGGCCATGGAGCCATCCTGCGAGTACCCTTTGAAAGTTGGCAAGAAGGTGTACCTTGCTGACTCTGGGTCTTTGAGGGTCGAACCCATATAATTTTTTATTTGTTGTTGGTAATCGTTAGGAAGGCTGCCGTAATTAGCCGTAGAAATCTCTACCTGAGATGGCGGCTTTGGCGCACAACCAGTAATTGCCAGAGCCGATGTCGCCATTACTATAGCCAAAAGAACTTTTTTCATTACCCTATCCCCATCAGTAACAAGTGAGATAAATCCTAGCGAGGATAAAGGGCAAAGGGAAGCAAGAAACCATCACGCTGAGAATTCAGGCAGCCTTTGCTAGTCGTTTCGCCTTCTTGGCCATGTACTCATCAGCTACTTGCTCATATTCTTCCCTCGTAAACCCTTTCTGGTCCGGGTATTTTGCAGCCAGCAACATTTGAAATTCTGTCATGCTCAACTGCTCGGCTTCCTGACGACTCATTCCGAAGTGGTTGCGAGCGGCGTTGATGTACTCAAAGGCATTAAACTCGGTCGTTGCCTTGCCGGTTTCATGCCGCTGCAACTGGCGCACCTTGGCTTTTCCGATAATTCCGTGGGTAATCAGCGACTGAGCAATCAGCACGATGTTTTGCATCGGGATAGCACCTTTGCGATACACCATGCCCCACTTACCGCTTTTACCCGGCACCAGTTCACCGGTTAACGCAGAAACATCACGCTCACAACAGGCCTGCATGACGTTCATTGCCGCATAGATGGTTTGCTTTGCGAATTGTGGACGCCCCATGTAGCGAAGGAGCCATTCAGGGACTACTCCATACGCCATCAGCGCCTTTTGCAGCAGCGGTGTGACCTCATCGTTATGCAGATAATAAAATGCCTGCACAATCTCCTGCGGGTCGCCAATGCGCGTCATGTTCAGAAATGAGGGGCGAAAGAAATAATCCTCATCGCCCACAGTAATCAGACACTCGCCAATTTCTTTAACTGGGGTCATCATGCCTCTCAATTACAAAATCGTTATGCCGCGAGCGGCACAGCGTGTTTTCGACAGTTGATAAACCTGCTCCAGCTCTGCGTCAGTTGCCGCGGATGGCTTGTAAAGGAACTCCGCCACGGTTAATGCTTTGGAGTAACCGGCGGTGGGCGTTGAGGTGTTGCCTGGACCGTGGAAAAGGCCAGTGCCTACCGCTTTCGCCGACGTGGCTGCCAGCGTGGCTGTGGCGCCGCCAACCTTGGCGATGAAGTTATCGCCGTTGCGGGTCAGCGCGATAAAAATATAATCGCCAGCTTTAAGGCCTGTAGGTAGCGGGACGGGTGTTGCAGCGATGGCGCCAGACGAGTTACGCCGACTGTGCGCCAGTACGCCAGATGAGTTCATCTGGATGGATTCGCCTTTAGTGCCATCAATAGCGCCCATCAGAACCATGGCGGGATCACCGCTGTATTTAAACACGCCGCAAATGGTGTAATTATTGCTGTCTGCAAATGGTGATCGCAGGCCGTTCAGGTTAGTTCCTGCATCGGCACCCAGGTTAACTACATTAGCACCGTAGGTTTTACTCACTGCGCCGTTAGCTTCGGTCAGAGTATATGCACCATCCTGCGATTTGAGGCTGGAGACATCCGGCCCGAAAAGCCAGTTGACATATCCATCCTGCAGCGGGATGGAAACGGTCAGGATTTTACGCACTTTCGCCTCATCGACATACTGCGCACCGTCGAACGGGACTTCCTGTTTAAGGCGGGTAAAAAGCGGCATTATTTTGCCTCCTTCTTGAAGATGACACAGTAGTTTTGCAACGGATAGGGCTTACCGTCTGCATTAAGCAAATCAGTAGTGGAATTATCAGAGTCGCAGAGGTTTCCACGCACGCCTGTCGTCGGACCGGCGTTCCATGACGGATAGCGCCCAGCTCCATCGTTATCGCCGCGATTCTCAGGCGTGAAGGCATAAGCGAGCTGTACAGCGCCTGTGAAATCTGCGGTGGCGGTCACTTTGACTTTATTGCCGCTCATAATCTGGACGCCTGCGACAGGCAGGCGAGTTGTGCCAGACCACAATTCAAAGCCGTTCATTCCATCCGTTGCCTGACTAACTATATCGGTGCGGAACTGCAGATTACCGACAGGAACATGGAAATCTGCCACGACTGTTCTCGATCCGACTTTATAGACGGCAGTAGGATGCAGTGGTAACCATGGCTTACCGGTCTCTATCCAGTGCCGAAGAGCTTTCTCGCGGTACAACCCCAACCAGCGATAGCCGTGATTATGTAGATGAACGCCATCCAGATACGGAAACTGATACATTGGTGTGCAGAGCTGAATTAGAGGGTTGCCGACTGCTTCATCAAACTGCGCAAGCGGAATATCAGAGCTGGGGTAATTCAAACCCTCATAGCGTCCATGCGATGCCATCTGATAGATAATCATCGGCACGTCGTTATCTGACCGGCTGGCTGCCTTTACTTTCTGGCTCACTGTAGACTGAATCAGGCGCATTTTGCCGCGGTAGTAGTCGTAACCTGTACCGTTATATGCATCAGCCTCACCCTGAAAAAATGTCAGGGCTGGCATGCCGTATTGCCATCCGCGCGCCTCAGCCAATGCAACAGCCTGGTCGATTGTCGCCATGAACTTCGTGAATGGGTCTGTACCTGGCTCCAGCTGAGCCATTGAATAACCCTCCACACCGGAGGCGGCGGCCAGATATTTACGGTCCTGGTCCGGGTCATTTCGTTGCAGCTGGTTAATCAGACTGGTCTCATGGTACTGGCGCTGTGTTGTGTTAGCCAGCGACACAAACGAGGTGGTGCCTTTGTTGTATGTCGCGATACCGCCGTTAAACATGTAGCTGTTAACAACTGGCGTCTCAATACCTGCGTCTGTGCCAAAAGAGACCGAAAGGCTCTGACCATAAGAGCGAATATCTGCCAGCTCAGGCCATGTCGTTGGCGCTTTATATGCCTCGGTCAGGACCTTTTTACCGAAGATATACTGACTCTGTGTTGCTGTATCCAGAGACTTAATCACGCGCCCGGCTGAATCTACAAGCTCCAGTATCTGACCGTCCGAAATATCGTCCTGCACCCACGAATCATCAGCAGCGGTGGTAAGCGCTGGCAACTGGACTATATCTTCACTGTTGGCCAAATCCTTTCCGTAGGCTTTCATGCGCTGGTTTTCGTGATTCAGTCCAACAAGAACCCGCAGGCTGGAGTCAGTTATAACAGGCAATTCGTCCGAGTCTTCACCCTCAAACGCCCAGGTATCGTCGAATTCCTGCGCCGTTCGAGCCTGTTCGTCTTCCACGGCCAGTACGGCTGTCGTGCCCGCGACGCGTGATACTTCAGTAGCGCTGCCGTTATCGTTACGGTAGGTAATGATTGCGGATTTCGCTTCTGGCCCCTGGGCCACAGAGAAGAACTGTCCGTTGGTGGTTTCAGTCAGGCCAGTGGCGACATCTTTTTTCAGGCCTGCAGTGGCGATTGTCGCTTTAGCCTGGTCGCTGGCCTGCACCGCCAGCTCTTTGGCTGAAATAGCGTCTTCTTTCGCTTTTAATGCCTCACCATTAGCGGCGGCGGCTGATTCAGCATGAGATAGTGCCTCATTAGCCTTCTCAGCGGCGATTCCGGTCTGTTCTATGACAACCGCTACATTATTTTCAAGGCCGCTACCGATGTTCTGAGCGTTCTCGTAGAGACGTTTAATTTCAGAGTAAATGGTGGGCGTTGCCAGCACCGGGTCGGCAAAGCGAACGTAATCGTTCAGCGTGCCGGGCTCGCTGTTGCTCTCAATTTTCATATCGCCTACGGACACTGTGCGGCGATCGTTGTTATAGCTGATGGCAACGCGGTAATAACCCTCTGCCAGACTGAAGGAGTATTCTCCTTCAGGGCCAGTAACCTGCGAAACGGTCATCCCACTAAACGCAGCACTGGAGTTGCGCTGCGCAACAATAATGATTCTCGCCCCGGCCTGAGCTGCACCTGACTGGTCCGTCAGGTTGCCGGAGATTAATGTGTAAGCCATGGAGTCCTCTCTGACGCGGGGCGAAAGTTACTCGGTGACGGTTACTGCTGTGGTCGCAGTTTTGGCGCCGTCGTTTGTTGTCACTGTTGCTGTGCCGGTGCCTGCTGCAACGCCGGTAATCAGGCCGAGGTTGCTGATGGTGAACTTGGTCGGGTCTGAAGACGTCCAGGTCACGCTTTTATCGCTGGCATCTGCCGGCTGCACGTTAGCAGTCAACTGGCGAGTCGAGCCTACTGCTACAGAAGTGGTGGCAGGAGTAACGGTTACGCCGGTAACAGCAACAGTGTCGTCATCTTCAACCTTGGTCACTTGTACGGTCGTACCATCAGCAACCTTGAACTCGGTTGAAAATGTGACGATGTCGTTAGTGCCGCCATCGGTGCTGAGGGCAGTGATTACCATGTAACCCTGAAACTCAATCGGGCCCACCTCAACGCGAACCCAGATGGTGGGCTGGCGCGCGGCGCTCATTTCTGTGGTGTAGTAGTTAACGAAATTACCGAAACCGAACTGGTCCAGGCGATCACGCTTACGCACCTCACCTTCAAAGCTGATTGTTGCGTCAGAGTTGGTGGTGATGCTCTCCACCCATCCGCCGGTATCATCGGCATCAGAGTTTGTGGTGTTTGGTGAGAAGTCGAGAGTTTTGGATGTACCGGCGGCCAGCGCTTTCCATTCTGACTCGGCCGGAACCGTATCAGGGCAGCCCAGCGCCACCTCCAGCACAACGTTGCGGCCAAAAAGCTTGCCGTTCTCGGTTGGGCAACCTTGCATAATTGCTTACCTCATTTCAGATAATAAAAAGGCCGCTCAGTGGCGGCCGTATTGGGACGGGGTTTAGTTACTCGCCATACAGGCAAGCGAACTGCAGGCGCCAGACGAGGCGGCCTTCTGTTGTGAGCACCGGCGAAGGGATTCCGCCAATATTCTCGATGTGTCCGATGCAGTCATTGGGCATGGGGTATTTCTGGACGTAATCGATGATGTCGCTAACCGCTTCTTCAGTAGTGCGGAAGTTATCGACCGGACTGATTACATCGACCATGACGTAGTATTCAGAACCGAGGTCATTACGTATGGCAGAGCCGCCGTTGGGGCGGAATACGATGAACCGGTCAGACTTATTTCCCGTATCGCGCCAGACCAGCATTTGCACCACCGAGTTATCGCAGAGGCCAGCGGCGCCGAACAACTCACGCACGCGGACATGCATCTGAGGAGTCATAAAGCCATCTCCTTCTTGATAGTCCGGTCGATAACATCCCGAGTATCCTCAAAGCCTTTAGTCAGGAACTCTTTCTGAGCCGTAGCTCGCCGGAAGGTTTGCGGGATATTGGGGTCGTGGACGTATGCGGCGTAGTTAGCTGAATAACCAACGCGTCCGGTCAGCCTGGTGCCGTTAACGTTCAACTCTCGAAACTGGCTGTTAATCAGGGTTGAGGTATCGATTGGCGTGTACAGAGAAGCCTGAGATGACCCGATAATTAACGCACTCTGAATAGCTCTGGCAGCTTTGCGGCCCTGAATATCACCGATAAGTGCGTCCAGATTTTGCTGAGCCTGACGGACACCTTTAATCTTCACGCCCATGGCTACGCTCCGGTAATTATTGCCCAGTCATCTGCCAGTCGCTCGAAAGTATCACCCCAGCGAGTGACGTGCGCCACTTCATCCGCACCCGCAGCAATAGGATCGGACTCGGTAGAGTTCCCTATCAATACGTAATCACCTTTATCGGCACCCGGGAACTCAGTGAAAAAGGTGTTTTTAACAACAACCTCTTTGCCTATCGAGCCAATCTTTTCGCTTAGGCCGCCAATGTAATCACACATGATAGTTATTGGCGCATCGAAACCGAGTGAGTCACCATACTCATCGATGCCGAGATTTTTCCAGAAAGTGCATGGCGCAGTGTTGGCCCATGCTGCTGTAGATGACATAGCTATTCCCTCCAGGCGATTACTGTGGGCCTCTCAGCAGCGATACGCGGGCAGTGAATCACCCACTCGCCACTGCTGTTCACATGCCCGGTGGCCTGCCGTCCGTCAGATGTCTTTATCCAGACACGCGCGAATGGCTGGGGCTGTCTTTCGTTCGCCGTTACCCAATCCATCAGCAACCCTCGATAACATCAAAGAAGCCAACTGAATTACCTGCGATCGGCAACCCACCCAGACAACCGTTGGTATCCCATGCCAGAATCTGCCTATAGAGATAGTCCGTGCCGGCGCTGTCGTAGGTGAACGACCGCGACGCGCCAGACGGTGCAGACTGGGATGAAATTTTACGGGCGCCGGACAGGGCCGCCAGTCGCGCGGCTGCATAGATGAGCAACAGTTTTTGCAGGCTTTCGGAGTAGCCCGCCCCGTCCATACAGGCAGTAGCAGCACTAACCTGGTCAATCAGCAACTGCAGCACAGCATCAGGAACCGTGAAGCCCAGCTCAGCCATCAGCGGTTTTACGTCTTCCAGCGTGATTTGGGCTGCCATGGTTACTTATCCTTCTGACGTGATTCTGCAGTGCCTTTCTCAGGGGTTGCCACTTCAAACAGTCGCGCACCCTCTTTGCTTTTGGTTTCTTTTGCGTAGCCAGCATCGAGCCAGCGCTTGGCGGTTGCTTCATCAACCTCAACCACTTCGCCAACCCCCAACTTGCGGAGGTTGGCACCGGCGTGAAGATTGCTTGCAGTGATTTCTACCAGTGCCATGATTTCCCCTTAGCTTGAAGCGTGGATAACGGAGTATTTGTTGTTGATGTCCTGCTTAACCATCAGGCCCATCGCGCCCCATGTGCGCCAGATGTAGTCGCTGTTGTAGAACGGACGCGGGTCAGCAACGGTGCCGATCGCCTGGCCAACTACCGGAGCGATAACGCCAGCACCCAGCGGGATGATCACGATTTCGTTACCTTCCAGCTGGCTGTCTTCTTTAATAGCCGCAACACCGGTCAGCTTCAGGATTTCTTCCATCACCGTGCCGGACTGGTAGTTATCGGAGAAATAGCGCTCCAGGTTGGAGATGATTTCGCCTGAAACGTACCATGTCTGGTCAGCGAACTGACTGTTGATACGGCGCATCTGGTCACGCAGCGCGATAGCCGCATTGCGCAGATTTGCTGAAGAGACCGCTGCAGATGTGAAGTCGATGTTCAGGCCAGATGCGCCCAAATCAATCTGCATAACGCGTTCATCGTTCTTCAGGCCTTTCCAGGTCAGGCCGTCGAACACCGCAAAGCCGCCGTTTTTGTCGCGGAAGCCATTGTAGATGTAGTCAACGTACTGACGCTGAACGTCTTCAACCGAACCACGCTGAGCATCCGCTTGTGACTGCAGCGCTGAAGGGCTGTTGAAAATCGGGTCACGCCATTCGAACTTAAAGCCGGAGTCATGGATGGGAACCATGGTGCCGTCGAAGGTGTAAGAGCGAGCATCCAGTGCCGCGCCAATCTGGCCGGACATGGAGGTGTGCGCCCAGCCACGACCGCCGGTACGGGCATAGTCATAGCGGGACTGCTCAATACGAACTGAACGCGATAGCGGCATCAGGTCATTCAGCAGCGTGAATTCAGTGTTCGGCTCAAACTGCTGCAGTACAGTGGTATCAAAAGCGCGGTACAGACGACGAATATCGTCAACAGCGTTGGTTGCATCCAGACGACCGGCATCTTCACGAATACCACGCACTCGCCCCAGAAAGTCAGCGGCCGCCTGAGCGCCAGCCTGACGCGCCGCCTGCAATTCTGCAAACTGCGCCTGGTTAACTTCAAGGTTCCCGGTCTTTTCACCCAGGGATTTGGAAAATACAAACATTCAGGCGCTCCTTACTTGATTACTACGCGCAGCAGGTCACCCGCAGCGGCAGTGTATGATTTATCTTCTTCGACGTAGCAGCGAACTGCCTCACCTTCTGCTGCAGCCTTAACGCGGCCGTTTGCAATCGACAGTGGCTGGCCCTTGGTGTAGGTGCCGGCAGCGGCACGAACGTTAAGAAACATTCCCGGCAGCGGATGAATGCCCACAACCAGCTCGCCGGCCGGGATGTTGTCATCCACTGACAGGCAGCGCAGATAGTCTTTGTTCGCCACGTACAGAATTGCGCTCTCCGCACCATCAACCGATGCAGTGAACTTATCCGCAGCAAAGAAACCGATGGTACCCGGAGCGGTTTCAGCGGCCGCAGCACCTTCGCGGTTCAGGAGAGGGTTCGGGAATACGCCACCGGCGTGAATTACGTGCTTTCCGTCTTTAGCCATTTTTTACTCCGGCATTTCGCTTACAGATTGGTTTGAGTTAGCCTGGCGGAATGAGCCATTCAGGCCGATAGATGTCTGGCATTGCGCGTAAAGGCCATCCAGCGCCGCACCGTCGAGGGCGTTTACTGCCGCTTCATCAAGGCCGAATTTCGTCTTAACCGCGGTGCGCTTCTCGGTCTTTTCCTTGTCGGCGTTAGCGTTAATCTGGCTGTTCAGCGCAGAAACCTGCTCGGTCAGTAGCTTCGCCCACGCAGGCATTTCTTCGTGGTTATTGGCTTTCTCTTTGGCCGCCTTTTCGTCAGCCTCTTTCTTCTCGCGAGCGGCCTTTTCTTCCGGCGTCTCTTCTTTGCCAGCTGCTTTCTCAGCAGCCATCTGGTTGTATGCATCCAGCAACTCGGCTTCTGACTTACCTTCAGTCGGCTTACCAGCGGCTTTCAGCGCATTGATAATCAGGTCTTTCATCGGATTCTCTTCTCCGTTGGTTTTAATTTCGTACTCAGGTTGTTTGCGCACGACTTCTACGGGTTCGCCGACGAATTGGGCTGTGCCGTCATCGTCGATGAGGTACTTCTGTTTGAAATAGCGGGAGTCATCCCGGTAAACGAAGGTGTCCGGCCAGACCGATTCAGGCCACAGCCAGTTGTCATCTGAGCGACCTTCACGCAGCTTTTCGCTGATAGCGCGCTGAATGTCGTCGAATGAGAAATTGGAAGCGTTGGTGAAGAAGAACTTCGTTTTGTTGATAACCCCTTCCCGCGTGCAGTTAGCAGCAGAATTCAGGTCAACCGTTTCGGTCTCCACCTCTTCAGTGGAGTTGTCCGCATTAACGAATATGCCTACACCATCGTCAGGCGTTGCGGCGCCGGGCTCGTCCAACAGAATCGCTACATGGTCAAAGCGCATGTTTCGCGCTACCCATGAGTAGCTTTTGCCTTTCGATTTGCCTTTGTTCTGCTCACGACTCAGCAGCAGTCCGGTAGAAACATGGATAGGCTCCGCGCCTGAGTTAGCCTGCATCTCTTCAATGCGGGTCAGGACACGCTTACCCTTCTCCGTGCTTTCGGCGTAACGCTTGTTGATTTTCATGTCCATGACAACGCGATCGCCGTCTTTGCGGACATTCTCGGCCCATGCGCCGATGTGGAATTTATTCACTGCTCGCGGGTTGCTTGCACTGACGTACTCACCGCCAATCTTTGGATGCCCAAGCGGCATCTGATTACCTTCGAGCGTCTGGTACGATTTGTTAATCTCCGCCGCCGGATACAGGCCGCCATTCATCACAACGTCATCCACGACCGGCACGACGCCGCGGATAACGATATGCTCGTCACCGTCGATGGTCTCTGTTGAAATGTTGGCAGCATTGATGGCGAGGGATTTAACGTGGATGCTTGAGAGTTTCACGTTCTCTCCTCTTTGATAAAATCGAGGCACAAAAAAACCCGCCGGAGCGGGTTAAAATGTCTATTTAATAAATACTATTCAGATAAATTACTGCATTGAGTCTCAACATAGTTACGCATAGCGCCTTTTACCCCGCCTATGGCTTTTTTTACTGCACCACTGGAGTCTTTGGCCTGACCTTCATACATTTCGGCTATTTTAGAGTTGGCCACTTCTTGGATTTTTTCGCAGGAGGCGTTGTGCTGTAATCCATTGGCGATAAATTGGTCCAGTGTAGATGCCATTTCTTCAGCTGCGTTGGCACCCGCAATACTCGGCGATTGCTTACCTCGTTCTGTAAAAGAGTCTGTAAGCAGTCCCAATTTAGTGAGTGCATTTCCAAGCTCATATTTAGCCAACATGACTTTCATATTGTCTGCATTTGCTGACACAGAAAACATCATAACCAAAGCAGGCATAATGGCCTTGAAGGAAAATAGACAGCGCATGGTCACCCTTTTATTAAAAATTGGACTTAAGTCAATAATTAAAATGAATTAATTACCAATGCTGCCATGTTTTCTTTTCCTTCTCCAGCTTTTCTATCAGGCCAGAATTAACCACCTTTCCGTCATCATCGAGAATTACCGGTATCTGGCTGCAGTAGCAGCGATATCGATTACCGTCTCGCGAATACCACTCTTCGACCTCTTCCGGCGTGTACACCTTTCCATGCCGGGCAACATGCCATGTACGGGACGTGGGCTTGAGAGCTGACAGGTGGAGCATCGCAGTGTTTAATCCCAGCCGATCGCGTGACCACTCCGCCTCCTGCCGCTGAGCCTGCCTCAAAGCGCCTACCTGTTCCGTCTGCGCAATGTTCTTGGCTGATGACATGGAAACATTGAGTCGTTCGCTAACGATGCGGGCCGTTTCGCGTGGGTTGATGCCGCGAGCCACTGCATCGGTGATGACATTCGCAAGGTCACCGCGTGCTTTATCGCTAACAGAACGCCACTCGCTGTACGTAGCGACCTGCGTTGCGGCTATCTGGTTCAGGTATCCCGGAGAAGTCAGAAGCTGCACCAGAGAGGTTTGCTGTTCGTATATGACCGACTGCACCGACAGGTTAGTGAAAGCCTGCTGCGTGCCGCGCTCATACTCGTCAGTGATGTATGTCATGGCCCACAGGTTTTGTTCACCACCGTCAAGCAGATGCCTGTCGAGAATGCCTTGCACCGACTCAAGCAGCCGGGACAATGCGCGAGCAGAGAGGTCGTAGATATACCGGCCAATGTTAACCTGATAGAACACCTGACCATGCACCGCGTAGCCTGACTGGCTGTTAGCCTCAACTTCCCGGCCAATAAGCTGCTCGTCGAATAGGTGCCGCAAATCCACCTTAATCTGGTAGTAGCGGCTTTCTATGTCGCGGAACATCCGGTTAACCGGTCGGGAGGATTGCGTGGGGTCGGCTTTATTGCGTGGTATCACCGGCGTTCGTATTGTCGCTTTCGTCGTCACTTAACGGGTCTCCCGGTGGCACTTCAGGCGGCAACTCAGGCTCAGGCAGAGGCTCCAGCTCACCTGCGGCACGAATCTCGTTCTGCTCGATAGCTGGCGTGCCGTATGCCTGCTGTGTTTTCTGAGCCACATCAGCAAGCGCCTGCATGTTGGCAATCTTCTCTTTCTCGCTTGGCGCCAGAAGGTCAGACCATGCCAGCGTAACCTCTCCGGATGAAGGAGCCTCAATGACACCGACGGTCCACATGCGCTCGATTACTGCTTTCACGAATGAGGACATGAATCCGAAACGGCGGCCGTTACAACGCTTGGCCCAGTCTGCCTTATCTTCATCCGATGCCAGGCGCCCGGTCTGTTGACCGAACAGGATGGTAAATGGAATCTGGATTGAAGCGGCGAACTCGTTAGCTGTAACCGTCCATGTTGGCGAGGGGTCGGCAGGAGCAACGGAAAGCACAGAGGCTTGCCCGGCCTGCATAACCAGAGCGGAGTCGGTGCCGCTATTCATGCGCTTAATCTTGTCGTTCAGTGCATCACCAAGGTTTTTAAAGCCAGCATCTTCCGCTTGAGCTTTAAGCATCTGCATGTCAGTTTCTTTATCGAATGCGATGCCCAGCTGGCGGCTGGCGTTCTTCAGGAAGCCCTCAGCACTACCACCGGACACCTTCTCAAGGTCGAGCAGCTTGTTATAGCCTGCACGCAACAGAGGAACGCCAGCGAGCATGTTCTCGTCTTCAGAGCCTTCACTCAGAATGATTATCCGGTCAGGGTGAACGCGAACGTTTCTCGGTGGGCCATAGGTCTTATCATCACCAACCGGTTGCTCGTTGAAGTTGTAGTATTCGGGTTGGCCATAATCCTCTCTGGCCGTATCTGTAATGTAACTGCCTGGGGTGATCTGGCTTTCCCACGCAGGAATAAACCTTACGATAGCTCGGTCGCGCAATGCCTTAACCTTTGCGGCATCTACAGGCTCTTTCCACTCCCTGCCATCACGGAACTGAATCAGCAGCGCCGAATAGCGTCCAACCAGATTGCGGCGGTCAGCGTCTTTCAGTTTCGGCCAGTGGCGATTGAGCAGCTTCGTTACTGAGGCTTCCCACTGGTTTGTTTCGTCCGCTTCCTGATTCTCATCACCATCGATAATGGTAGGACGATCAGCCCAGCAGGAATCGAGCAGCTTATGCACCGCAGCATGCGCTACAGCATTTCGCTCATAGGCACGGTAGTAACGGTCGAATTCGAGATTATCCGGGTAGCCGAACTCATCCCATAACTTCGTCCGCTTCGTGTTTCCAGGCTGGCCGGCATACAGCATGCGCTGCCGCCCTATCGCATCAGCGAGGGCGTTCACGAGGAATGAAACCTCGTTATTTTGTTCACTCACTGTTGCTCCTTAGAAGAAGATGGCGCCTTTTGATTTGCGCTTGATGTGCCCGTCAAGGCTATAGCGGATAGCATCCCAGGTATGCTCGTCTCCATCAGCCAACTTCGGCAGCACCTCACCGGTAATGCGATCGGTTTTGTATGACCACATGCGAGCTTCACGCGCTACGTTCTTGCAGCGAGGATGGATAATTATTTCGTCGAATCCGCGAAGATGAGCGATGCCATCCTCTACGCTGCCCTGCCACTTTTCAGCAGCAGAGATATTGAAACCCTGACGCTTCAGATAGCTGATGGTCTCAGGGCGCGCTGAGTCAGCTTTAATCGGCCATTCGCGAGAGCCAGGAATTGTGTCGTAGAGTGTCGGCATGTGATCCAGTTCAGTCTGCATGCCATAGGCTTCATATTCGATATAAAGCCGGTTATGCAGAATGAACGAGCGCACTAGCGTGTTGGGGTCTTTGGCGAAACCGAAGTCGGCACCGAAGAACAAGCGCTCCGCTTCTTTCCACAGGTTGTCTGAGAATTCCGCGATGCGATATTTACCGGCCAATACCTGCTTATCGGAGTTTTCGAGATAAGCCCCTTCCCATACCCATGCATAGGTTGCCGGGTCAAGGCGCCGCTGGTCGTTTTGCCGCTCACCTTCCAGTACATCAGGGAACCACGGGTTGTCGGTGTAATTCATCTCGACAGTAATGCAGTCGTCACCGGCCTCTTTGCGGAAACGCTTATCAGTGGCGCTGCCATCTCTTTCAGGGTTCCACGTCACCCAAATCTCTGAGCCTTCTTCACGAACTGTCGGGCTGAGTTTCTGCCAGGCTATTTCACTCACTGATTCAGCCTCATCGACCCAGCAAAGAAGAATGCGTGCTTTCGACTTAATGCTGTCGAGGTTATGCCGCAGGCCGCAGAATACGTAGCTGACGCTTTTATCGATGGTTCGGATATATTTCTCACCGATATCGAAGTTGGCAGCCAGCCAAGGCACCGAAAGAATCGCCTGCTTCACTTCCTGCATGCTCGACTCTTCAAGCGAGTTCATGAACTCGCGCGCGCAAAGCACTACGCCGCTTTCACCATTCATCATGGCCTGATATGCCTTTACGGCAGTCATCAGTGCGAATGTGCGCGTCTTGGCACTACCACGTCCACCATGTGAGCATCGATAGCGTTTATTGGTAGCAGTGAATAACGGAGCGAGTTTGGCAGGAATCGGAAGCTGGACAGATTCACTCATGCTTTGGCTCTACAGGTAGAAGCTGGATAGTGGTTGGCTTTGGCGTCATGCTGCCATCAGATGATTTGTGGTCGATTTCCTGACTGACTTTGTCGCCGTACTTCTTCGGGTTCATGCGAGCCAAAGCCCACTTGCGAGTATCGATGCGCAGACGGGCCTTACCTACCGCCGCGGCCTCTTCGGCAACGTTATCGGCTATGTCGAACATCTCTTCGAAGATTGCGTCGGCGCGCGTCTCTGTGGCTTTCGCGTATTGGTCGCGAAATTCTTCATGCTGAGCAAGCCAACGAAAGACCGTAGACTTGTTCGGCATGCCTGGGCGCTCACATACCTTGCGCAGGCTTTCACCATCGGCAAGCAGTGAACAGATGTCAGCAGCCACCTCTGGTAGATAATCAGAAGGGCGGCCAGCGTTAGAATTGGTCGCCATAACTATTCCTTACTCTGTTGTCTCTTCAGCCGAATCTGTTTCATCGACTGGCACCTGTGCTTCGGTTTCGGTCTCTGGTTGAGCTTCAGTCTCAGCCTCTTCCGGCTCAGGCACATATTCCATCTTCAGCACATCATCAGGAGCCAGATATACCCAGGCGCCATCTTCACGGGCAACGCCGATGAAGCCGTTAACGATTTCCGGTTGTGACCGGTTCATCAGGCCTTCATGGGTCTCGCCTGACTTTGTGGTTACTGTAATGCGGTAGGTGTCAGCCATATTGGCTCCAATAAAAAAACCGCCCGGAGGCGGCTTAGCATGATTCAGAATTTATCTCCTGACTCAGGTGCTTTATGTGGATCGTCTTTACCTTCACCTTTTTCATCTGGATTAGGCGAGACTGGTTTAGGGTCATAGTCAGGGTGATCTCCTTCGACCGGACGCTCAGACATGAATCCTCCTTTTTTATGAGACACGTTACAAAGTGTAGGAGGTAGTTCAGGCGCACGTCCAGCAGCGGACAAAGAGCCGTTGTGAAATAGGCTCTCCGCTTCATACCCGTGATTCCGGGTATGTAAACTAAGCCGCCTTTCCTTCCATCAGCGAAACCATATCAGGGTCCATCTGCTCGATAATGCGCTCACGTGCGTTGTTGAGCAGAGCTTTGCGACCACCGCGCCCCCATCTGTTCATGGTTCGAGCGCAGCCGCTTACCTGCTCCGTCTCAGTTGCGATCAGCAGGTCCAGACGGTTTAGCTGGTTCATGTGGCTAATGCCGCTCAGAACAGCCTCACGGAAAGTTTCGTATACGCGAATTTCAAACTCAGGACTAAGCCATGCAGCGTATCGAATGGCGACTAACTCCATTCCCCATACGCCGTGATTGAGCCCGCCATTGATGATTTCGACCGCCGTGCATTTTTGCACTCCGCTCAGAGTTTGAACAAACTTCCGAATCTGCTTACTCCGCATAAACTGGCTGGGCCGCTGATTATCAGTCGCCTCACCTTTCAATACGGCAGCTGCGTGCAGGTCATTCAGGTTGTAGCGCCCTTCGCTGTCTACACGAACGGATACGCCGTTTACGATTACGGTTGGGTAGGTCATAGCGTTTGCCTCACTTGTGAGATGAACCTTTGCCGAAATGAAACGCCAGCCCACCGAAGGCTCGCCAGCACTAAACTGACGTCTCCAAAGGCTCATTTCACAGGTTAGGGTTCGGTGTGTTTGTGGTCATGCTCTGCCATTTCGGTTGGCAGTTCTTCTTGGGGTTTGTCATGCCTCAATAAAAAAGCCCCGCATAGCGAGGCTGATGTTGCTCTGTTACTTAGGGTGAATCTTCGTGCGGGTTGTCACTGCGATCTGGAAATTTCGATTTGCCGAATAGCTGCCCGGTCAATATTGCACTGACCAATCACGCCATACAGCTCTGCATTAAGCTCAACGCTTTCGCCAAATGTCAGCGTCTCGGGCACGGACGGAACATCAATGGGGCTGGTAAGCTCCGCCGGCAGGCTGATTTGCGGACTTTTTATCGCCCTGTATTCCACCTGCGGATTTTGCGGCTTCGCGCAGCCGGTCAACAGCATTGCTGTCAACAGGAGCGACAGCGCACTTGTCCGCCGCCAGATAGCGCTTGATTTCATTCTGGAGCTTCCTGTTTTGCTGTGCTGTTAAAGCCCGTTGCTCAGTTACCTGAGACATGACGGCGTTCTGCTGATTTACTGCAGTGACCAGAGCATCAACGCTGGATGCCAGGTCATCATTTTTCGATCGCAGGTCGTTTATTTGTTCGTCTTTACTGTTTGCCAGCTTTTCCAGCCTGTCGTTAGTTGCCATCAACTGGCCATTGCGGGCATTCAATCCCCACAACGCAATGCAGACGAGGCCGATAATGATGATGTGTGAGTAATTTCGGATGAAGCTGATTACGTTGAGCATAGAATCCCCTTAGCCTTTGTGAGGCGGGATTTCCTGTCATCTAAACCATTAGTGCCACCGTTAATGATTCTGGTGATGCGGGTAACATCATCAGAATCAGCAAGTTCATTTAATCCGTGATTCTTCCACCATGCCGCAGCCGATTCGGCAGCCAGCTTGTATCCGGTCAACAGGTCAGGGTTGCCAACCACGTCAGCACCGAGCTGTTCTACCAGAGCGGCATAGTTAGCCTTACCGGTAATCTGAATCAGTCCACGCCCGCGATAGCGATAGCCGTCACCTGATTCGATATCGCCATTGCCGTTCCGGTTCGCGTAAATGATGCTCGCGATCATCTTCTGGTCGGCAGCGTGAAGCTCGTTGCGGCCGTACTTCTTGGCCTGTGTCGGGGTAATGCGCTTACTGAACATGGAAAGCAGTGCGCTTTCGCTGTAGTTCAGTCCCTCTTCCACCTTGCGGAAGCCAGAAGATTCATGGCCGGTCTGTGCAATGAAATGAGCCTGACGCAGCGGCGTGTTAATGCCGTACTTGCTCATTGCCATTGCAATGTTTGTGTACCAGGCATCACGCAATACATCACTGATACCGGCGGCTTTCTGAAACTCACTGGCTGTTAACATCACTGTCTCCAAATCGTTTATCAATCTGGCGCCGGATTTTCGACGAGATGTAATCCACACCAAGGAAGCCAAGGAAAACAGCAGCAACGCGAGTCGTGTCTTCACTGAAGTTCCAGTTAAATACAGAGCCAATCACCTGCAGCGTTGGCTGAAGGAAGAAAGCAAAGAAGCTGCACATCGCCGCATCGAGAAGACGACGAGGCCACGGCTCTTTACCGAGATATGTCGCGCGGAGGAGAGCCATTACGCCCGCAAGGCCTGCATAACCGGATTCGTTTCTGTGGGCATAGAGCCAGGCTATAAGGCTTGCCCAGAACCCAGGATCTTTTTCGGGCATACGTTTCATCTCCACCTCCCGCCTTCGGGGTGGCTGTGTGTCATTGTTGAAAGGAACAAAATGCGCATCGACGACAAGGGATCACGAGGGGTAAGGGATTCGCCGTGCGCAAAATAAAAAAGGCCCGCCGAAGCGAGCCTGATGTAACGTAAATATGGGTAAACAAAGGACTCACCGCATTTTTAGTGACAAGAAAACGTTAAGTCATTGCTACGGTTAAGCAGCCAGAAAGAAAATTTCTGGTAAATAGAAACGTGTATCTTTATAGCGCCTCTTTAGGAATTGAAGAGGCGCTTTTTTACTTCAGAAAGGATCAAGCCATAACGGTGCCGCCGCCAGTCGCTTTCCCTGCATCCAGATTCGGAAGCCGGTACTGTCCATTGTTCTGACGACGGCTGAGGTTACTATACTTCGAAACAAGCAGGTCAAACCTAAATACAGATTAATCCCTACGGCTTACCCCTGAAAGGCTCTGTGGTGTAACGCGCCGAGCGTGGCGCGCAAAAGAAAAGGTCGCACATTGGCGACCTCTTTGAATGGATGTAAAAAAACTGCCGCAGCGTCTCTAGGAACACTTACGGCAGCCTACCCTCATATAGTGGCTAATTGGCTAAAAGATGTCAACGCCTTTTTAGCAATTTTCCGATTGATAGATGCATTATCGCGATCGTTAAATGCATTTCGCAACGGTTGGTATATTAAATACAGACTGGCATTGAGTATCTCATCTACCTCATTTCGGCATGTTGCCAGTGACGGCCGGCGGATATTTTCGCCACCGCGTCCTGACATTTTGCGGGGAGTTGCGACCTTGTGATAGTAAGATGCAATGGCTCGCTTGGAAGAGCCATGAGCGTAGTAACTGAGCAGGATGCCGAAAGCTTTTTTGTCGATGTACATGACGGAATCCACGACCTGAGAAATCAAGAGTCCGTCATCATCGTTACACATCGGCCTGTATGGATAGGATTGCGGCTCAACGGTCGCCATATACTGCGCTATGACACTGCTCTGGCGCTTTTCCAGCCTTCCGCTATAAACCCAGCTTCCCCACAACTCAAGCCAGCTATTCAGCCAGTCGTGCTGGTCTTTCGTAAGGTTAAGTTCCCGGATGCTCATGCAGCCTCTCTTTGCTTAATCAGTTCACGCAGCAAAGCCCTGTAACGCGTTCTGATGGCGTCCAGTTCTTCTCTGGTGTATCGGTGAGGGTTGTTGTCAGATTCGAGCGCTACGACGCGCTGAAGGCCGATTTTGCTAATCAGGTTGATACGGTATGGACCGATATTTCCGGAGTGGTGAACGTTACAGGCGTGACACTGGCTGTGAACGTTATCCTCATTAAACCGAAGCTGTGATGCTGCTGCCGTCGTTCGATAGTGCCCGGCGTGGTAGCTGACTGCCGTTGTGCTTCCGCAGCTGATGCAGATATTCCCGTCCCTCGCCCGGATGTAGTCGTTAAATGCCCGCTGGGTCATGTTCATCCAGTGGCTTAACGGCTTCACGTCGGATTTGCGCTTGTTCCATGCCTTTCGCTGCTCAGCCTCTTCACGCCTCTTCTTGCGTTCAGATTGCTGGGTTGCGTATTTGTAGGCGCATGATGGGGAACAACAGACATGCAGGGAATTACGGGGGATAAACTTCTCAGGGCAGATACGGCACTTCTTCGGCTTCGGCGGCTTAATCGCCTTTGGCATTGTCACCCCCTATGTCGTAATAGTTCGGGTCTCTGAATATCGTGTAGAAAGCACAGCAGTCAGAGCAGACAAAGGTTTCGTCTGGTGACAGCGGGAGTCCACAGTCAGCACAGAGAGGCTCTGTTGTTTCGCTCATCTCGCCGTCCTCACCCGATTCCACATAGCAACACGCAGCCGGTAGCCGTGGTCGTATGATGTGACCTGACTGGCGGGAGGTATTGGCTTGGGTTTTTTTCGGGAAAGTTTCGTGGGCTGGAAGATGAGGTTATCGAGGGCTTTCTGTGTGATGCTCACTCTTTGTCGCATGGCTCCCTCCACAATCCGTCTGCCTGTAGGTCAGCTTTCAGCTTTGCTTCGCTCTGTACCAGTTCGCGAAACTTGCGAGTGATATGGCCGGCGGGATAAGCCTGCTTTGCTACCGTGGCGATGAAGTTCTTCACCGGCGCCGCTTTGGCTTTCTTCGCCAGCTCTTTGCAGCAGTTGCGAATCATCCGCGGCGAACCGTTGTGGATTTTGTCGCAGAGGCTCAGCGTCAGAATGACGTCGATAGATTCACCAAGCAGCGCTGTGGTTGCCGGGTTCTCTGTCGGCAACTGCATTGCCAGTCGTGTTGCGGGGAAATACTCATGCATGGCGCACCTCACGAATAAGCTTGTTGAACTCAGCCATCAGGAAGCCAGCCGGATATGTTTTCTTCGGCTCGGCAAGTTTCTTCATCCAGTCCGGCAGAAGCTCTTTATCAACCTGCCGGACGTTGCGAATGATGTAATCCTCTCCAACAGAAACGAGTCGGTACTGCAACTTTCGCGGGTTTCCCTTTTTCAACAGCTTCACGTTTACTGAATCGGCCATGCGATGCAGTGTCGAGGTAATGACGGATAAGTGGACACTGCCGTATTTGCCGCCAACGAGGTATTTAATCTCTGTCGCGGTAAACCATTTGTTTCTGGGTACGCTGTCGATAATCATCAGGTTCGGTGGAAGTCTCATGCTGCGCTCCTGTATTCAGTGTTTACGACCCCCTGCTGGGTTGTCGTGTACATGGGGTAACGTGTCGGGTCATATGGGCCCACTTCCATCTCTGCCGCGCTGCGCTGATATACGCAGTGAGGTTTCTGACAGACGTGAGCAAGCCAAACAGCCTCTTCGATAGCTGCGTTAATGTCGGTGAAAAGGGTCATGTTAGTTACCGAAGCGAGAGGCCCATTCTGCTGCGCGGGCTGACTCATCGCTGAATTGAACGTTGTGTTCGGCGCCGAATGCATGGATGAGCGTTATCAAATCCCTCATCTCACTGACGCGCATTTTGCTTGTTGATTTGCCGAGGACTACAAAGCCGCCATTGATTCCCGGCACCGTCTCCTGACCCTTCAGGCTGGCGCTGAAAATATTCTTCCAACTGTCAGAGTCCAGTTTCTTGCCATACCAGACCACCTGTTGCGATACATCACGCAGGCAGGCCCAAAGCATGCGATTTTGCGCAAGGCTGCGGGTGTCTTCCTGGATGATTATCTGTAGGGGCTGTTCGGTGTTGGCGGGGAGGTTCTGGATGGCTTCTATGCAGTTCTGGCGTATTCGGTTATCTCTGATGAGATACGTTTGTTTCTCCATCGCTCTGCTCCTGTTTGCTCGCTATTGCTGCCTGCCATGTCTCCCACTGGCTTTGGGTTGAAAGCAGGAGATATGCATACCCCTTCCTCTCCACGGCTCGCGGGAACTTCCCGTTGTCTGAAGCCCAGCGTTCAAACCTCTGCCGCTCCAGCTCATCGTTGCTTGTCATTCTTCCTCCGGCGGTGATGGGAGTGGTTGCCAGTGGGTAATTTTCGATGGCTCAATATCTCCCCAGCAGGAAAACCCCACCCAGGGATGAGGTAACCAGCCAGCCTGACACTCTGATTTGCCAACTAAGCATCCGTCTGTGACAATCACCTCTAAAAATCTTGATGGTAATTCGTCGCTCAGCTCTAAAGGCATTCTCTCGCTGCACTTAATCCACATCTCACTCTCCTTCCTGATGCTTGCCTGCGGACACTGGCTTCATGCTCAGCAGCACATATCCCGGCAGATAATCACCTACATCAGCAATGTGCGTAATGACCCTCTCGCATGCATCGCCGGTATATTCACCGTTCCATTCCATCAACAGCAGCGTGTCGCCTATTGAGAACCCCCGATCGTTTTTCCGAAGCTCTGCGGTTTTCAGCTCATCAAGCACAGGGATGAAGTGCTGCGGTAAAATTTTCAGCTCGTGAATCATCACTCTTCCCCTTTGTCGTGCATCATCAGGTAGACGCTGCGGCGGTAGTCGTTGAACTCAGCGGCGTTAATGCCAGGCACAATGCAGTTACCGAAAACAACCTCGCCTTCTGGCGTCAGTACAAACCGGTGATTTTTGTGGTATGCAACCGAAATCTCAGGAGTCGGGCCGCCCTGCGGGACTTTTGCCGGGAACTCATCGAAGTGCTTTATCAGGTACTCCATCGCGTCCGTGTATTCGACGGAATCCTTGTAGCTAATTCTGTAGTCCATCAAAATCCACCTTTTTTCTGTGCTTTCCCGGACTGCTGACGTGATTCACGTTCCGCCCGCGCCGCGGTCTGGTCCATATCGTAGATTGCGCCATCTTTCTGAAGGCAATAAACCGTGCCCGTTTCGCCGTGGCGGTTCAGTCGCAGAAGCAGCTCTGTTTCTCCTGGTGGAACAGTCTCGTCATAGTGCCCTTCACGGTGAATGCCGATCCAGTAATCGCAATCCTGCTCAATCTGGCCTGTGTCGCGTGAGTCGCTCGGAAGTGGTCGCTTGTTGACGCGCTTTTCCAGCTCGCGGTTAAGCTGGGTCAGCAGCACCACAACGCAATCCAGCTCTTTCGCCAGGTTCTTCAGGCCTTTCGTGATCATCCCGTAGGCGAGGTCATTACGGTCAGCTTTCTCCGCAGTCATCAGCGTCAGGTAATCGACGAGAATCATGCCAACACATCCCTTCTTGCGCTTAACACGACGGCTCTCTGCAACGATGTGAGCCAGTGAAAGGCCCGGCGTGTCGTCGATGTAGAGCATGTCGATTTCCCGTAACCGGTTAGCCGTGGCAATTGCCTTACTGAAATCCTCGTCGTAGTTACCCTGGTATTCTTCGTCTTCCTCAGTTGCTGACATGTAGAAAATATTCGGGTTTACGCCAGATTTCTGTCCAACCAGCTTTTCGAGGATCTGCTTATCAGGCATCTCAAGGCTGAATAGCAAGGCTGGCTTTTTTTCGTTGACGGCGCAGTTGATTGCCATCTGCCCATAGAGCGTTGTCTTGCCCATTTTTGGCCTTGCACCCAGAACGAGTAGCGAGCCTTTCACCACGCCTTTCGGTGACAACATCCGGTCAAGAGAAGGGATGCCGGTACTCAGCCCGCGACTCTGGCCTGATGGGTCAAAACGCTTCTCAAGCTCAACAACCCAGTCATCCATGACGTCACCGAATGACCGAAGACCGCGACGATTACCGGTCTTGGCGTAGTCGCTAATCTGACTGGTCAGGGTGCTGACGGCTTCCAGCTTCTCAACCGCGTTCATGGTGCTGCGCGTGTAGAGCATTTCAGTTGCTTCGGCCAGTTTGCTGATTGCGTAGCGTTCCATTGCGCAGTCACGCACCGCGGCGGCGTAGTGAACGATATTCGCTACTGACGGCACGCCCTTGCTGATTTCAGCCAGGTAAGCAAAGCCGCCGGTCTGTTCCAGCAGTCCGCGCCGCCCCAGTTCATCGGATACGGTCAGGAGGTCTACCGGCTGGTTGCGCTTCAGGAGGTCACGCACGGCCTCGAAGATGGCTCCGTGAGCCTTGTTGTAGAAACTCTCCGGCTTCAGCATCGCCAGCACCTTCTGGCTACGCTCTTCGCCGCCGTCCAGCATGATACCTCCCAGCACGGCCTGCTCAGCGTCGGTGTTATGTGGCGGGGTTTTGTAATCAGCGGTCATCCTTGTCTCCTTCTCGGACCTCTACGTAGAGTTTTGCTTTCAGGAAGTCATCGAACTTTTTGCGTCGCCACGTCTGACCAGTTCTTTGGTCAGGGCGGTCTTCGAGCATCCATCGGCAGTTTCTGCTGATGTATTGCAGATAACCCCTGAAGCCTTCCATCGTTAAAGGCTGTCCATCATCCAGGTCTCGGGCAATCTTGTTTGCTTTCGACCAGAAGGTTCTGATCAGCTGTCGGCGCTCATCAGTAAGGCTTCTCCAGCCTCGTGCTTCTGGAAGTTCTTCCTTCAGGCATTGCCAGACTTCTTCGCAGGAAATCCGTTGCTTTGGTTCAGCCTGTTTTGCGGCGCCAGTTGCACACTCAATATCTTTAGATATTGAGTTATTATTTAATACTTCATTGTTTGTGGCACTTTGCTGGCACTCTGTTGGCACAACCTCGCCTGAGAGCCTTACTGGCTGCGGGTTTTGGTTGGCACTCTGTTGGCACTCTGTTGGCACAAAATTTGGCTGATAATCGTCGTATTTTGTAACTGAAATCCGGGTGAATTTCCTGTTTGTAATGCGACTTATCATGCTCAGCTTTTCGAACTTATTGAGCAGGTATTTGATGCGATCACCAGTGATTCCTGTCTCAGCTGCCAGCGTGTTACGGCCGGTAATAAACTCGCCACGGTTAACCAGAATCTCTCCAAACTCTGTGTTAACTGGCGCCGGTGCATGGTTTGCTGACAGGATGATGTGAACCCACAGGTGAACAGCCTCAGAATCCGTTCTGTAGAAGGGAAGCTCCTTGATTTTACGGTGCAGCAAGGCATACCCCTTACCGCCATGATGCGGTGTCTCCTGGTTCTTTCTGGCCTCTCTCGCTTCAGCCAGACTTCTGACGTTACTCATTTGCCCTTCTCCTTCGCTTTAGCTTCCCGCAGACACTGACTCAACCGGCTGGCGCCAAGCTGGGAGAATGAGCGGAAAAATTGCTGTCTGGATAGCTCTTTAAAGCGGGCAAATCTTTCAAGTTTGTCTCTTTGCATGTATAATTACCTCGTTGATTTGACTAGAAATCGATGGTTATTTGAGAAGCCTCAACTGTTCCAGCAGTTGGGGCTTTTTGCTTTGTAAGCAGCTTTGCTACCTGCCGGGCAAGGTGTGCCATCTCATCATCGACAACACCCCACTCCAGCACTGCCAGTAGCATTGAAAATTTGGGTATCCAGTCGCGCTTCCATCTGCTGATTTGCGCTTTATCGACCCCCACCGCATCAGCGGTTTTTTCTGTACCAAGCAGGGCGATTTTGTTGAGTAGCGCGCTTTCAATGCGCATCGCCTCTTTGCGAGCCTTTGCATGTTCCATATTTGATAATTCCATTTGTTGGTTAGATGTTCAGACGTGACAAAGCCGTAGCTATTGCCACGAACGTTTTTTGTTTCGTTGATTGGGTGATGCTGCCAACTTACTGATTTAGTGTATGATGGTGTTTTTGAGGTGCTCCAGTGGCTTCTGTTTCTATCACCTGTCCCTCCTGTTCAGCTACTGAC